TTCAGGCGGCCGCTTCCGCTCGGGGCGCCGGCCTGGGCGCGCCGCCCGGCCGCTGCTGCCCGCCGTAGGCCCGGGTCGCTTCTTCGCCTTCGCGCCCCGACAGCGGCACGACGGGGAACACGCCGCTGGTCTTGCTGTCGAGCCGCAGCTCCACCGTGAACGTGGTGATGCCGTCGACCGACGCCTGCGGGCCCGAGTAGCTGAGCACCGAGCACGTCCCGGAGATGAGCGGCATCCCTTCGTCCAGGCCCGCCGGGCCGTACTCGTAGAGCAGGTTCGTCATGCCTTCCAGGGGCGCGAAGAACAGCTCCGACTCCGGCGACCACTTGCCGCCGAGCGAGATGCTGCGGGTCGAGAAGCCCGGGATGATCGTCTTGTTCGGCCGGCGGAAGGTGGTCGCATCGAGTTCGTCGGCATCGCTCGACGGCTCGACCGAGTCGAGGAAATCGCTGATGTCGTCGATGACTGCCGGCGGCGTCGGCCCGGCCGACGTCGACAGCCCGAAGTAGGTGTGGATGCCGGCAACGGGGTTGCCCGTCTTGATCGCCATGTTCGTGACCTCGTCGCGTGTGGGAACAGGTGGGGTCGACGCTCAGGAGCGCAGCCCACTCGGGGAAGCCGGCACCTCGGCATCGAGTGCGCCGTCAACGAACTGATTGCAGCCTCGGCACCAAAACCGCTGCCGCGTGAGCGTGCTGGCGTCGACGCGGCTGTCGACCGGGTGCGCGCACTCGGCCGGGACCGCCGCCAGCAGCCCATCGAGGCAGGCGGCGACCACGTCGGCCTGCATCCGCACCGCCTCCAGCTGCTGCCGCGCCGCCAGGATCTGCAGCCGCAGGTTCATACCGTCACCGTCACGCGGTAGATGTCCGGGCGATGGAATGTGACGACGCCCGCGAGGTCGTCCGTGAACACCGCGCCGCCGGGGTCGAAGCGCCAGATCGCCTGCCGGTACGGCGGCAGCGGCACTTGATGGCTGTCGACCACCATCCGAATGCGGTCGCTGATGCGATGGCACTCGTAGTCGCCCTTGAGCTGACTGGACGAGCGCACCTGCAGCGTGACCTCGTAGCCGAACCCGCGCATCCGGTCGAAGGGCCGCGCCATCGCGCCCTCGATGCGCACCAGGGGGAACGGCGTGTTGGCCGGCACGTTGGTGTAGACCCGGCCGGCAATCAGGGCGGTCAGCTGCGGGTCGTCCTTGATCCACCCGATGATCTGCACCTCCAGCAGCTCCAGGACCGACAGCACCGAGACGGCCGGCGGCAGCACGGTCGTGGGCCAGGGCACCGACGTCGTCGTGGTCCGGGTCGTCATGCCGCCCGCACCGCCGCTTCCAGCTGCTGCTTCACCTGCCGCATCCGCGTCGGCAGATAGGCGCGCTCCAGTTCCGCCGCCGGCCGGATGAACGGCTGCGCCTCGGCGTGCACGGTCCCGTACTCCACGAAGTGCGCGTACTGCGCGGGGTCGGTGCGCGAGCCGTCGCCCTGGCGGACGCCGATGATGTAGACCAGCCCCGTCACCTTGGTGGCCTCGATGGCCTTCTCCAGCGCGTGCGTGCGCTTCGGCGCGAGGCGCTTCGCCCGGGTCACGATGGCCTTGGCGCCCTTCGCGGCGGCCTGCTCGTTCAGCTTGCGCAGGAGGTACGGCGTGACCCGGAACTTCCGGGCCAGATCGGCGCCGCCGCGCAGGGAGATGCGGACCTCGATCACGTCACGCGCTCCACGGTGAGCAGGTTCAACTCGCGGCCGCGCTCGTTCACGTTCATCACCTGCAGCAGGTCGAACGTCCGCACGCGGTCCTGATACGGGTCGTTGATCTGCACCCGGTGCTCGACCTTGATGGTCGGCGTGTAGTGCAGACGAATCTGGTGGGTCGCCTCGGCGTACTGCGTGCCCAGGCGCACCTTCTCGGTGGCGTCGAGCGGCTGCAGCGTGCACGGGACGTCGCGTTCGATGACCCCCTCCACTTCCGACTGGCCGCCGTTCGGCAGGTCGACGGTGGTTGACCCGATCACCGTCATGCGGTGAATCAGCTGGCCGGCCTTGAGCCCGCCGCCGACCAGTCCGCCCGCGCCGTAGGTGATCGGCATCGCTCACGCCAGGATGGCGACCCGATACGGTTCGAGCAGCTGCTGCACGTTGACCGGCAGCATGTCGACGCGCGACTCGACCCGGAAGCTGACCACCGGGTCCTCTTCGCGGTGCAGGAAGTAGGTCGCCATCAGCTTCCGCATCGCTTCGACCAGCGCCGCCGGCACCTTGCTGGTGTCGTCGCTGTAGCCGATCACGTACTCGATGACCAGCTCGCCCTCGGGCGGCCAGTCGGTCAGGATCAGCCGCGCCGGTTCGCTGCGCTCGATGCGGTAGCTCGGGAACGCGACGCCGTTGATCGTGAACGTCCGAATGCTCTGCAGCGGCGCGGCGCGGCGCAGGTCGATGCCGGCCGCGCCGCTGCTGGAGCCATAGCCCGAGTCGTAGGCGACGAGGTTCCGCACGAAGTAATCCGCGTGCGACTCCGAGGACCGGGTCCCGTAGCCCGCTGCCGACCCGACGCCCACGTAGGCTTCGTGCCGCCACGTCTGGGTGCGCAGGCCGCGCTCCAGGTAGGCTTCGACCAGATCTTCGGCCGCCCGGATCTGCCCCTCGATCACGGCGTCCTGGGTGTCGTAGGCGAACTGGAGGTATTGCTTGGCCTCCGCCGCTGTCCACCAGGGCGTCGTGGGGGCTTCGAGCAGGAACGCCGTCGCCATCGATCAGCGTCCGTTCCCGGCCTTCTCGCGCTCGCTGCGGCCGCGCGCCGCCTCGTCGCCGCTGCCGCCGGGCAGCCGCCGCGTGCTGCCGTTGCCGCCTTCCAGGGCGCCCGCGCCGGTCGGGGTCGCCAGCCCGCTCGTCAGGCCGGTCACCGTGCCGAACGCCGCCGGCCGGTAGACGGCCAGCATCCCGCGCGTCTCGGCGCGGATCGCCACGAGGTTCTTGATGAAGAAGTCCGCGTGGCTGTTCGACGCCTGGACGACGATGCCCTGCCGGCGCCAGTACTGGCCGCCGACCTTGAACGCGCCGACCAGCCCGGTGCCCTGCACCATGCCGGTCGTCGGCACGACCTTGAGCCCCCACAGCGAGGGCGACGGCAGGTCGCTGAACATCCCGGGGCCGTAGTACACGCCGTTCTGGTCCTTGAGCGTGACCACGCCCGCCCAGTCGGCGGGGTTCAGCACGACCGCGTCGGGCATCAGGAACTGCGTGGTCATGATCGTCATGGCCTGCCGGAACACGACGTCGGCGGTGTTCTCGCCCGCGCCCAGCGCCAGGGCCGGCGACAGCCCGGGCCGGGTCAGGATGCCGTGCAGGTGCGGCGCGACGCCGCTGCCGTTGATCACCTCGTCCTCGACCTTGAGGTCGACGAACAGCCGCAGACGCGCGTCGATGTAGGCGCGGATCTGCGAGACGTCCGCCAGCATTTCCTCCGACACCGGCAGCCACGTGGCGATCTTGCGGACCGTCTCGGTGAGCGCATCGAACGTCAGGGCCGACTCGGGCTTGACGCCGCCCTCGGCGACCGCATCGGCCGCGTTGGTGGACGACTTCTCCACCATGTAGGTGATGGTCACGGCGTCGGTCGTGCCCTGCGCGAACAGGTCGACGACCTTCGGCACCTGATAGCCGGGCTGCAGGATGCCGGGCAGCAGCTGCGGCACGAGCAGCTTGCCGCCGCTGGCCACGTCCTCGGTGAGCGTGGCCGCCAGCAGTTCGACGGGCGGCGTCGCCCAGGCCGAGCCCTTCATGTGGCCGGCCTTGATGAAGTCCATCGCGGCCGACTCCGCGAACTGCTGGCCCAGGCTCTTGACGCTCCGGGTGAGCGCGGTCGACTGGCCGGGGCTCACCAGCGTCGCGCGCGCTTCGATCATCGCGGCGAGTTCGGCGCGCACGTCGGTGGCCGATGAGGCGGCGGCGATCTTGTCGCGCTGCTCCCGGGCGGTGGCGAGGTAGCCGTCGATCTTCGTGCGTTCCTCGGCGGTGAGTTCGCGCTTCTCGGTGTCGGCGGTCTGCATCGCGGCCTGCGCGGCATCAACCGCGGCGTTCAGGGCCTTGTGCATCTCGCCGACGTCGCGGCTGTTGACGATGGCCGTCATGGTCTGCTCCTGGTCGTTCGGGGGTCGGCGGGGACGGTCTTAGACAGACCGCAGCCGCTGGAGTTCGCTGCGTCGGGCCTGATCGGTGAGCTGGTCGCTGAGGATCGCCAGCGTGGTGTCGAGGCTCTGGATGCCGTCCACGAGGCCGGCGGCCTTCGCGTCCTCGGCAGCCAGCACGCGGCCTTCGCCGTAGCCCTGGCGCACGGCGTCCGTAGACACCCCGCGCCCGGCCGCGACGTCGGCCACGAAGCTCGCATAGTGCGCGTCGACGCGGCGCTGCATCGCCGCCTGCGCGTCCTTGGACAGCGGCGCGAGGTCGGTGGCTTCGGTCTTGAACCGGCCGGCCGACACCACGGTGTGCTGGACGCCCTTGTCGGCCCAGAACGCCGACATGTCGGCATGGACGCCGAACACGCCGATGCTGCCGGCTTCGCCGCTCGGGGTGAGCAGGATGCGCGAGGCGGCGCTGGCGATCCAGTAGCCGCCGCTCGCCGCCAGCCCGCTGATCACCGCCGTCACCGGCTTGATGGCCGACAGCGCCCGGACCGCCGCCCACGTCTCATGCACGCCGTAGACGCTGCCGCCGCCGGAGTCGATGTCGAGGACGACCTGCTTGACGCCGGGCGCCTGGGCGATGGCGCCGAGCGTGGCCTGGAAGTCGACCAGCCCGCGCGCGCCGAAGATGGCCGCCAGCCCGGTGGCGCGGCGCATCAGGAAGCCGTGCAGCGGCACGACCACCAGCGGCGCGGCCGACCGGGGGTCGAACGCCTCGTCGTCGTTGTCATCGCCCCAGGCGCTGCGCGCCAGCGGGACGAGCGAATCGATCCGCTCGATGTCGAAGGCCCACACCCCGCCGCGCATCCAGGCGCGCGGGTCGGTGTCGCCCAGCAACGTCACGGCGGCCGGCGGCGTGATCGCCGGGACGGCCGGCGGGTCGATCAGCTTGCTTTCGGGAGCAGCCATTGTGGCCTCCACGAGAGGATCTCCGCGACGCGTGCGGCGATCTTCTCGGTCGCGCCCGGATCACTGGCCGGGTCGCCTGGGTTCTGGTCCGCCGCCGATGCCGTGGTGGTGTTCATCGGCATCAGGAGTTCGTCGCCGCCGTCGAGGTGCGGCAAGTTCAGGCGCGAGCGGCCCTCGTTCCTCGTCATGACAGGCCCGCCGACGAGCACTTGGATCGCCCGCGCCTGCTCTTCGAAGCTCCCTTTCAGCTTCTCGGAGATGTTGAACTCCGTGTAGACGCGGTCGGGGTCGTGGTACTCGGGCAGCAGGCCCAGGTTGACCTCGTCCTCCAGCTGCACGGTGATCGGCGCGAGGCAGTCCTGATAGAGCTGCTTGTGCTGCTCGCGGACGTTGCTGAACGTCGCGTGTTCGAGGATGCCGACGTTCGTCAGGGGGATCTGATAGACCCGCGCCACTTCTTCGATGTTCAGCTGCCGGGTCTTGTTGGCTTCCGTGTCCGCCATCGAGTAGGCCGCCTGCTTCCAGGTCATGCCGTCCTCCAGGATGGCGACACGCCCCGCGCGCGCCGGGCCGGTGTACTTCTCTTCCCACTGCTGGCGGAACTTCTCGCGCGCCGGATCGGACCACTGCCCCGATTCCTTCGGGCGCTCGATCACGCCCGCGATGCGCGCGCCGTTCCGCCACAGCGCAAGGCGATGGTCGGAGGCGGCCCGTTCCTCCGCGAGCGTGCGCCGGAGCGTTTCCAGCGGGGAGCAGCTGGCCCACTCGCTCTCGGGGTCGTAGAAGCGGAAGTGCAGCACGTCCTGCGGCCGCAGGTCGTAGGTCGCGGTGTCGGTCGTCCAGGTGTAGTGGTCCGGGCCGAACGTCGAGGGCTCCAGGCTGATCGTCGGGGGCGGCACGCGCCACAGCGCCTTGCGCGCGCCCGGCCGGCCGACCTTCACCCAGAAGGCGTGCCCGAAGATCGACAGGTCCGCGACCGTCCCGGCGATCAGCCGCGACGGCGTGCACTGCGGGTTGGGGTGCGCCAGGAGCTGCGCGAGGCCGCCATCCCGATTGCGGTCCCGGCCGTTGGTCTGGTCGTTGCGCTCGAACACCTGGAGCGCGAGCTGGCCGATGTTGCGGCTGAGGAAGTCGACGCAGACGCGGACGTTGGGCTGCGTCCGGTACAGCTGCCCGTAGTCGCCGCGCAGCCCGCCGACGCCACTGACGAGCGCGCTGTCGACGCCGCCCCAGGACGGGCCGGCTCGCGCGGTATGCATCGCGCGCGTGGCGCCTTCAGTCAGGATGACGGGCACGAATCGAGAGGGTGCGCGTGCGACACACGCCTCGACAAGGGGGTGCCCTACAGATGGCGCCTAATGGCGCCTGATGACACCTATTCGACCAGGAGCGCCTAGCCGAAATCGTCGCTGCCGTCGTCGTCCAGGCCCGATGCCTCGGGATAGGACACGCGGACGCCAGTGCGGGGGCCGCGCCGCGAGACATGCAGCAGCCCCTTGTCGACCCAACGCCACGCGGTGCGCCGCGAGATGCCTTCCTGCTCGCACAGGTCGCGCACGCGCATCCGACCGGCCGGCGGTGAGGGCGGCGGGGCTGTTCGGGAATCGCTCATGGCAGTACCTGCAGGAAGAGGACCCGGGTCCGGGGCACGAACGTCTGTCCGTCCAGCTTCGGCGGCTCACCGGGGTGGCCCAGCAGTTCCGCCTGCGCCACCACCAGCCAGTCGCCGGTGACGCCGACCAGCACGCCGCGCACGGCGGTGTCGTCGTCGTAGTTGATCAGCCCCCGGCGCTTGATCGCCGGCATCCGGGTCCGCCACCAGAGCAGCGCGAGGGTGGACACCCAGGCCCCGATCACCGACGCCAGCGCCAGCAGGAGTATAGCCACGTTTCCTCACCAATCATCGAGGGTTGGGAAGCCCGGGTCACCGCCGTCGCCGGATTCGACGGTCATCAGGTCGTGGTCCTCGTAGGCCGACCCGATCATGTGCCGCAGCAGCCGGTCCAGGCCCATCAGCAGCGCCACGATGCCATCGATCTTGTCGACCGCGCGCTTCTTGTCGGGCTTCATGTTGCCGGCCGCATCGCGCGACGCGACCATGTTGCCGGCCATCCACCGCAGCACCGGGTGGCCGCCGTGGCGCAGCTTTCCGCTCACGACCCGTGAGCCGAGTTCCGCCATCGGGTTGGTCATCGTCGCGTAGCCCTGCCGCGTCTGCACCATCAGCAGCCCGGCCTGCTCCAGCTCCAGGGCGAGCTGCAGCGCGTTCCACGGGTCGTAGCCGACCTCGCTCACGCCCCAGGTGTCGCACAGCGCCAGGGTATCGGTCTTGACCCGGGCGAAGTCGATCACGTTGCCCGGCGTGACGGACAGGACGCCCTCGTTCACCCACTGGCCGTAGGGCACGCGGTCGTTGCGCGTGCGCTCCTCCAGCTTGGCCTCGGGAATCCACAGCCGGGGGATCACCTCGATCACCTCGTCACCGGCGTTGATGACCACGCAGCACGCCGCGAGGTCGCGGGTCGACGCGAGGTCCAGGCCCGCGTAGGCTGGGCGGCCCTGGTCGCGGGTCGTCGTGATGGCGCCGGCGCAGAGGTCCCAGGCCCGCATGTCGATCCACCGCTCGGCCTGCTCCGTCCACTGGTTCAGGTGCTTCTGGCGGAACACGTTCTGCGCCGCCGGCAGCTGGCGCGCCTTGGCCGCCTTGTCCTTCAGGTAGTCGGGCTTCACCGAGATGCCGAAGTTCGGGTTGGCCTTCTGCCATGTCGCCTCCTGGGTGTAGTCGTCGTCCGCTTCGGCGTGGGCGATGAACGCGAACCACGCCGGGTCGACGAAGGCGTCCGCCGTGAAGCCGTCGAGCAGCTTCGCCGAGTAGTCGTGGTGGCGCCAGCAGATCGACAGCTGCCCGACGCCGGCCGTCGTGATCTCGACCTGCAGGGGCTGGCGCCGCGCCGCCATCGACGTCTCGATCACGTCGACCACGCCGCTGTTGCGGTGGGCGTGGAGCTCGTCGATGATCGCCCCGTGCGTGTTCAGGCCGTCCATCGTGGTGTCGTCGGCGCTCACGGCCTGGAGCGTCGAGGCGGACGCCTCCTGGCTGATCGCGTGCTTGCCGACCTGGATGCGCTTCCTGAGCGGCGGCGACAGCAAGACCATCTGCCGGCACGCCTCGAACACGATGCGCGCCTGCTCCCGCTTCGTCGCCGCGCAGTAGACCTCGGCGCCGGGCTCGCGGTCGATGAACGCGAGGTACAGCGCGATGCCGGCGCCGATGGTGCTCTTGCCGTTCTTGCGCGGCAGCTCGATGTAGGCGACGCGGAACCGGCGCAGGCCGTCGTCGCGCCGCCAGCCGAACAGGCACCCGATCACGAACTCCTGCCACGGCTCCAGGTGTAACGGTTGGCCGCGCCACTCGTTCTTCCAATGGCGCAGGTAGCCGCTGAAGAACTGGATCGCGTGCAGCGCGTGGCCGAGCGACCAGTGGTGGCCCGCGAGGTGCTTCAGGTCGTGGAGGTGCCGGGCGCACGATGCCTTGTGGAGCGAGCCGCACAGCACCTTGCCGGCGACCACCGTGCGGGCGTAGCTGAGGACTGGATCGGTCACGCATCAGCGCTTGAACGGCAAGACGGTCGGGCCGGCGAGGAACGTGTCGAACGGGTCCTCGTCGCCAGCGTCCTGGGTCACGACCTTGCTGCTCGTCGCCGGGCTCAACCCGAACTCGCCCAGGAGGCGCATCAGGAGATCCGACTGCCCGCGCAGCTGCTTGACGAGCGGGTTGTCGACGATGCGCGTCCGGTGCTTGCCCTGGATGTCATCCCAGCTCTGGACGATCACGCTCTTGCGCCCCATCAGCGCCCACTCTTCCCGCTTCCGCCGATAGTCCGCCAGGGCCTCGGCCAGCACCGTCAGCATGTGCCCGTGCGCCGGGCTGAGCACCTTGGCGGTCTCCAGCATCGGCGTGAGGTCGTTCCAGGCCGCGACCGCATAGGGGTCGTCCGCGACGTGCGGGGGCATCGCCGGCCGGCCCTGGCCGCCCCAGGTCGGTTCCCGGCTGACGTCGTGGCGGATGACCGAGCCCCGCAGGCGCTTCGTCTCAGTCGGGATGCGGCGTCGGCCGCTGCGCTTGTTGCCCATCGGGTCCTCGGAGCTGATAGCGGTACTGGCGCGGGTTGGAACGGTCCACGGCGACGATGCGGCCTTCACGGCGCAGCGCCGCCATCAGCCCCACGCCGTGTCGGGCTTGCCCGCTGAGCGCCCGCGCGACCACCGCGACGTCGGCGGCGCCGAAGGTGTCCTCGGGGAAGTCGCGGAGGATCTCCACGGCGTTTTGCAGCTCCCAGGTCGACCAACGCCACACGCGCCCGTGACGCGGCATCAGTGCTTTCTCCCGAACAGGTCGCCCTGCGCCGACGGCGGCGGCGTGCTCGCGTCCGCGTCGTCCGCCAGGGCGGCCCGGATGGCGAGGTACTCCTGCGAGGCTTTCGGGCTGCGCGAACACGCCAAGCTCACGTCCTGCGGGCAGCACGGCGAGAAGTAGAGCCGGCCCTTGAACCGCTTGCCACCCCGCTCCCGGACCTTGCTGATGATCGCCCCGCAGGTCACGCAGGGGTCCTTGATGCCTTGCAGGCGCCGCAGCTCCCGGCCATCGGTCGGGCGCACGACCTCCAGGCGCACCCGCGCGCCACGGCTGCCCGTGTCCCGCGCGTAGCGTTCGGCCCGCAGGTGCCGCTTCAAGAGCGGCCACTCGGGATGCGCCAGGATTGACATCGGGTTACTCCTTCCGCAGGCTGCGCCAGTGCTGCTCGTGCCACACGGCGAGGCGGCGGCAATGCGCGCAGCGGATGTAGCACGGCCACGCGACCACCAGCCGCGCGTCGACCAGGATGAAGTGCTGGCACCAGCAGCAGGTGAACAGCCGGTGATCGGTCGTCGGCGGCGCCGGCTTCGGCTTCTCGGTGCGGACCACTTGTCGATACTCCCCGTCGGGCTGGGCGATGGTCGGCACCCCAGGGCTGGGGTTCAGCGGGCACCGGCGGAAGCCGCGCACGAACGGGGCGACCCGGGGATCGCCGCTGCGGAAGCCGACCGTCAGGTCGACCGCCGAGTGCTGACCGACGTTCTGCGCGCCGGCCACCAGGAGCGCGTCGATCCGTTCGTACATCGGGCCGGCGAACCAGTGCGCGTTGAACTCGTGCCGCTCGGCCTCGGTCGGGATGTGCGCCGGGCTGGGTGATCGGAAGCCGCGCCGCCGGGCGAGCGCCATCACGCCTCCTTCGGGCGCCGGGGCGCCTTCGCCACCTTCGCGCGCCGCCGTTCCGGCTTCACGCCGGTGAACTTCTCGAACCGCTTCACGATCACGTCGCAATAGATGGGGTCCAGCTCCATCAGCCGCGCGACGCGGTTGTTCATCTGGCACCCGATCAGCGTCGACCCGCTGCCGCCGAACAGGTCGAGGACCAGTTCGTCGGGCCGCGACGAGAACGTGAGCGCCTTGGCGCACAGTTCGACCGGCTTCTCGGTCAGGTGCAGCATCGCGGTGTGGGTGAGCTTCTTGGCCTGCCAGAGGTCGGTGGCGTTGGGCGGCCCGAAGTAGCGGTGCGGCTTGCCCTCGCGCCAGCCGTAGAACGCCATCTCGTAGGCGAACATCATGTCGCTGCGGGTCAGGACCGGATGCATCTTGTCCCAGACGATGACCTGCGACGGGTGGAGGTGCGCCGTCGAGAACGCCAGCGGGTAGGCGCCCAGGTTCATGAAGCCCGACCAGCAGTAGAACGTGTGGCCGGGCCGCAGCACGCGCGCGATCTGCGTGCACCACCCGATCAGCAGCGCCGCGAACGCCTTGTCGCCGACCCAGTCGTTCAGCAGCGGCCGGTCCTTGGCGCGCATCGCCTGATCGGTTTTCTTCAGCCCGACCGCCTTGCGGCCCCACCGCTGCTTGTTGCTGACCATCGCGTTGTTCGAACGCGGCTCCACCTTCACGTTGTAGGGCGGGTCGGTGTAGACCAGATCGATGCCGGGGTCGCCCTCCAGCAGGCGGTCGACGTCGGCCGGGTCGCCGGCATCGCCGCACACCAGCCGATGCCGCCCGAGCAGGTAGAGGTCGCCGCGCTGCGTCTCGGCCACCTTCGGCGCCTCGGGCACGTCGTCGGGATCGGTGAGCCCGTCCTCGGGCGCCGGGTTGAGCAGCCGCGCGAGGTCCTTCTCCTGGAAGCCGAACAGCGTCATGTCGACGTTGCCGGCCACGCCCTGCAGCTCCTGGGCAAGGAGTTCGACGTGCCACGTCGCCAGCTCGCTGGTCTTGTTGTCGGCGATGCGATAGGCGCGGGCCTGATCGTCCGTCATGTCGAGGGCGACGTGGACCGGCACCCGTGGCAGCTCGAGGAGCAGCGCGGCCTTCCAGCGCGTGTGGCCGACGACGATCACGTCGTCCTTGTCGACCACGATGGGCTGCCGGAAGCCGAAGTGCTTGATGCTCTCCGCGACCGACGCGATGGCGCCCTCGTTCACGCGCGGGTTGGTCGCGTAGGGCTTCAGGGTGTGCGGGTCGCGCCACTCGACGGTCCAGTGCTTCAGGAGCGGGTCGCTGGCGGCTTCGACGGCGGCAACAGTGGCGGTGGTCATGCGGGGGATCTCATCCAGAACAGGAACGCGACGACGGCGACGGCCGCCGCCCAGGCCAGCAGCATCACAACGACCCAGACCAGGACGGCGCCGCTCGGGTCGGGCGGTTCATTCAGCGCGTCCAGCCGTCTCACGATCTCGGTGCGGTGCGGCTCCGGGGCGTCGAGTCGTTTCATCGCGGCCGCCTTTCGTCTCAGCGTTCACGCCATCCGTCTCGCGTCGCGCCGGCACGAGAACCAGCGCCCGGGCGACCGCGAGGTCCAGCGCCGCGACCGCGTCGTCGCCGTCGGCCCGGGCGGCCTCCTGTAGCGCCGGCAGCCCGGTCAGGATGGAATCGAGCACTTCCCAGCGCGTCGCCGGGCGCCCTTGGCAGAACCACAGGCATTCCTCGGGGTCGCCGACCTGGAACAGCACGCCCGACCGGATCGGCGCGCCGGCCTTGAAGTCGCGCGGGTGGATGTGGTCGACGCGATAGCTCGTCGTGATCCAGACCAACGCGACGCCGGGATTGCGGTCCAGGCCCATGCCGGCCGGCTGCTGCCCGTCCGCTGGCATCCCCTGCGGCCGCCGGGGCCGGGACGGCTGCGTCAGGAACGGGCACGCCTGGGCGGCGTAGACCGCGCAGTCGCGGTGCGAGGGCGGTTCCGACGAGACGCGGTTGATCGCGCACATCGGCCCGATGTTGAACGCGAGGTGACGCCCGAGCGTCTGCCCGCAAAGCCAGCACAACTTCTCGCGCACCGCCTGGGTGGCCTTGGCGCCGTCCATCACCCGGAAGTCGGGCTCGCCGTTGACGTAGCCGACGAACCAGGGCACGAGGTAGCCGCGTCGGTCACGCGGCAGGCGGGCCATCTTCGGGGGCGCGGGCACGGGGTCCTGGTTGGGCATCGGTTCCCTCCGGTCAGGTGCGTTTGGCCTGTCGCGTGCGCCAGGACGTCGCCTGCGGGCACGTCGACCAGTGGACCTCGGCGCGGGGCAGGTCCCCGATCCAGCGCCGGTCCGGGTCCAGCAGGTCGCGGCGGACGTTGTCGACCTTTGGGGACCCGTTGAACGGCATCTTTTTGCCGCCGAGCGTTTCGTACCAGACGATGTTCGCGTTGCAGCTGCGGCACTTGCCCCGGCCGCCGTAGCGGCCCGACAGGCGCACGATGATGATGGGGTCGATCATGCGGCCGGCTCCGGGCTGTCGAGGAGCGGAAGCGCCGCCGGCTGCGCCCGGCGCGGCCGCGACGGGCGGCGCATCTGGGCGGCGAGCTGGCGGCAGGGCGGACTGCAGTAGATGCGGGCGCCCTGGCGGCCCTTGGCCGGGCGCACGAAGAGCCCCAGGCAGACGACGCACACGCGGATGCGGGCCTCGTCGTACCACGCGTCGAGGATCGCCAGGGCCTGATCGAGGTGGCGCCGGGCCGCTGCGTGCCCCAGCTCCCGCGACCGCGCGCGCAGCGGCAACGTCAGGCTCCGAACCATCGCAGCAGCTCGATGATGAGCGTGGCCAGCACGAAGCCGAGCCCGGCCCAGGTCCAGCGGCGGATGCGGGCCGCGCGCAGGTTGCGCTGGAGGTTGTCGCGGAGGAGCTGAATCTGCGCGGCGCGGACGTCAGGCGCGGCGGCCGCCCCAGATCGAATCCTGATTCGTCCGCCGGCTGTGGCACGAGTGGCAGAGCCCCCGGAGGTTCGACCGCTCATCGGTCCCCTCCGGCTTCGGCAGGATGTGGTCGACGTGCGCCGACGGCGTCCGCCGGCCGGCCGCCGTGCACAGCCGGCACCAGGGTTCTTCCTGCAGGACCTGCTCCCGGATGCGGCGCCAGGACTGGCCGTAGCCCCGGGCAGTCGACGACCCACGCCGCGCTTCGCGGAAGAACTGATGCACCGAACAGAACGGGTCGCCCGAACCGGCGAGGCGATGGCAGCCCGGCCAGCCGCAGGCACGACCTGGGGCGAAGGGCATATGCGGGACCACAAGCACCAACGGTGCCACACCCATTGTCGCTCACTTCCGGGCTCCGTGATGCGAGACGTGAAACGGCTGGTTGAACAGGCGTCGCCCAATCGAACACTCGCAGGCGTCCTCGCGGTCGCCCGGCATCTGGCGGTAGCCGCAGTCGGCGCAGAGCGGACAGGTCCGGTCACACGCCCTCAGGGCCTGCTGCATCGCCAGCTCCAGGCTGGCGCTCGTGCAGGTCCAGTCGCCGTGGGCGAAGTTGCGCACGATGGAGCGCATCACGCGCTGGTAGATGAACGGGTGCGGAATCCGGTCGTCCAGGTGGTGGCGCAGGAGCGCGCGCGCCAGCTCCGCGCAGGCGGCGCCCTCGTAGCCCCACTCGAACGCCTGGGCGTGCGTGCCTTCAACCAACAGCAGCGCCCCGTCCACCGTCACCTGGGTCCGACCGTCGCTGCTCCGATGACCTGCGTAGGCGGACATGGTTCGCCTCCTCCCCGTCCTCGATGGCGTCGTGGTAAATCTGGCCGACCTCGCGCAGGGCGTAGCGCAGCGAGCCCATCTGGCCCGCGACGGCCGGGACCTGCTTCCGGCTGAGGATGCTCAGCACCTGATCGAGCGCTTCGGCGTCCTCGACGAGCGTGCGCAGGGTGGCTTCGGGTACGGCGATGCAACGCATGGATCACGCTCGCTTGAGTTGGCGGGCCATCCGGGCGTCGCTGAGGACGCGGCCGCACAGGTTGCCGTCGTAGCCCGCGATGCCGTGCGTGGCGCACAGCGTCTTGAGCGCTTCCATCCGGTCGGTCTCGGGCTCCCGCTGCAGAGCGCCGACGTGCTGCTGGGCGAGGCGCAGCACCGCCCAGAACGGGCTCGTCCGTGGGCCGCCCGCGTCAGCGGGCGGTGTATTTGTACGTGGATCTTTGTACTTGTACTTGATCCGGAGATGTGTTCGTGGAACCGTTCCGCGAACCGTGCCCGAACCGTTCGACGAACCGTTCGTCGAACCATCCCCGCCCCCTGGCCCGGTCCGATGGCCCCCGCGCGCACGCCCTGGTTTCGCCTTCGGCGGGGCCTGGAACGCCTGCCGGAAGGCCGGCGGGAAGTCCCGCAGAAACACGGTGATCGCCGTGCCGATGATGTCGCGGAGCCCGCACTCCGGCACCTCGTGGTCATACGCCTTTCGCCAGCCGCGCACGACGTTCGGGTTGGACGGCTTGTTGTGGTTGAGTGCGTTCGGCAGCCAGATCAGATCCCCCTCGTAGGCGACCATCCCGGCCTCCGCGAGCGCCGCGACCTGCATCAGGCCGGCACGCTGCGACCACCCGAATTGTGTAAAAACTGTGGAAAAGTTGTGCCTGATCACGCCGGGGATCAGCGTCCGCTCCGGGCACGTCAGCAGGTAGAGGAACAGGAACTGCGGGTTCGGCGGCGGCGGGCCAAACTCGCGGAACTGCCGGTCGTGCCAGAGTCGAAGATCGACGCGTGCGTACATGGGCGGGCCTCCCAGGTCAGTGCTTGGTGCGCTTCCGGGCGGCCGGCCGCCCTCGGCGCCGGCGGGTGGGCGCCTCGGGCTCCGGGACGGGCTGGTCCTCACCGACGGGGGTCCAGTCGTCCTCTTGAATCGTGGCGTCGAGGTCGGTCTGCTTCCAGAGCAGCACGCGGCCGGGCGACCGGCGCCGCGCTTTGATGCGCAGGCGGCGGGCCCACTGGCGGAAGGTCCGCACCGTGTGGAAGCCCATGTAGCGGGCGGCGGTCTTGCTGTCGAAGTAGACGCTCTCGGGGGCTTCCACGGCGTCGATCATTGGTGCATCTCCCAGGGCAACCTACGGGGACACCCTGTATAGCAAATCCTTAGCAGGATCGGAAGGCACAAGATGTAGGGGGCCTTCGTCCTCTGCGCCGAGGCGAGCGTAGGAAGGGATGACCAGACGCCCGGCGCCCCCCGGAGCGATTGGGGGGCGTCGGTTGGGCGACGGTAGCGACCCCCCGGGCTCGGAGCGAACGTCGGGCAACGTCGCGGCCCGGCGAGGCCGGCTGGCGTCGGCTACGGAGGCGCGGGGAAAAGTCGCGGCTGGCCCGGAGGCGGAATATTACGCAGGCATGACGTGGGGCTGCAAGCCCAAAAGCGCCCTCGTGGGCGCTTATAGGACTAAGGTCGTACGACCAGAGGTAAACGGCTGAGTTCAGGGGAGATGGGGGCGCCCGGGCGGCGCCCCCCAGCCGGTCAGGCGGTGCGCCGGCGCCGGGGCGGCGCCTTGTCACGGTCCTTGCGGGCCTGGGCGCGGTGCTTCAGGGTGTTGAAGGTCACCGTCTCGCCGTACCACGCCGCGACCGCCTTGTCCGAGTGCCGCTGTGCGCGTTGCCAGCACAGGAACAGGTAGAGCGTCGTCACGCCGACGCCGGGCAGGTCGGCCAGATCTTCCGCCCGGATCTCCAGCGCCGCCTTCGCGGTCTTCACGCCCAGCGACTTCAGCGCCGCCGTGAGGATGCCCATCGACTTCTTCGTGACCGGGCAGTCGATGTCGTGGGCGACGTCGTAGCGCGTGAACGTCTGGTCGCCGATGGTGAGCGCGGCTTCGCCGTAGGTCTTCACGAAGCTCGCGCCGAGGTACGCCTGGAACTGCGCCGGGGCCGGCATCCTAGTTCACGACCTCGTGGCCCGCGCCCGGCACCGGGGTCGCGTTGAGCAGCGCTTGCGCGCCGGCCAGCTTCGCGGCGTTGGCCTTGGTCGGCGTCGCCAGCCCG